GGCATCGTTTGCCATTCTTGCGGCTACTAAACGTCTAAAAAATGCCGGCCAGTTGGAAGGGTTAACCAGCCAATCAGTGCTAATGTATTGCACATAGATAGTGTCTTCATCAGTGAAGATCTTATCACCTTCATCAGTGTAGTTCTTTAATGGGCTCTGCATGTATTCATCATGAAAATACCCATCAATGCGATGCATATCAGCAGGATAAGAGTGCGCTCTCGTATAACCCCATTCAGGTTCTACAGATGGGTCGTAGTCGCTCTTTGTCGAAGTTGTTGCAAACGTCCAGCCAGTGATCTCTAGCAGCTCGTCAACGATGCCTGCATCTAATGCACGATCTAATTTAGTTCGTCTATTGGAGTCATCGGTATTAGTTGTGATTTCCTCCAGCCCCATAATTAAAAGAGCATCATTGTAAACATTTCGCCAATCATTGGTCAGTGTGACAGTGGTTACAGATGACCGGTTCTCAGGTTCACGGTCTTTATCGAGCTGAATGGTTGATTCAATACGATCAAGGAATAAAGCATTAATGCCATCTGTTTGACTAGGTGATAGCTTCTCGCTTGACTCTCTGGCTAAATAAGCAGATACAACACGAGAGAAAGAAGGCGACCAATTAGTGAACGAGGCGACGTGATCATCAGAGATATAACGCAGGTAAACGCTGTCATATTCACAAGCTAATGTATTACCTTCAATAATATATCGAGAGATAGGCTGATCAAGTTTCGAGTCACTGTAAATACCGGTAATCGTTATGTAATCACTTGGTAATGTATGAACACTGTCAAGATCATGTTCTGTACTAACAGCGGGTGAGGATAATAATACGGTTTTTCTAGCAAAGACAGGCTTTACAATCTCAAGACAATATTCAATTGCATCAAGATCATAAACGCCATCAAGAATATAACGAGGCTCACGCTCTTCTGTAAGGCCCGTTAAAGTGCGCTGACCGATTAAAGTTAGCGCATTGTTATATAGGGCTAACTTGTCAACAGCCATTATTTAAGCCCTTAGTGCTTTTTGATAATCCGTTAGCTCACGCATCGCCTCAAGCTGAGTTGGAATATCGGTTTTTACAATATCGCCATTCTCGTTATTAACAATACACCATTTTTTAGAGCCCCGCAGTTTAATAATAAACTTAGCGGCTTCATCATTCATTTCGTCATAGTTAACTTCATCTAATTCATTGAAGCTATATATTTTTATTTTAACTGAAGAGCCTTGTGCAAATGTACATGTACCAAATGCCACAAAAGACATATCATCAGCCATGCATCTAACGTCACAGCCCATTGTCATACTGCGGCCAACGTGCGCCCATAAGTCAGGGTTTTCGAGATCTTCTTTGGTTAGTGTACCGGGGACATCAGCATTGAATCGTGGGACTTTATGCTCAATAGCACCAAAATCACCAGGCATCAAAGCACTGATTTTCTTTTCAAGCTTTACGGTTTTACCCATAAGAAAACTCCTATCAGGTTAAAGAAAGCACCGCCCCCGAGGTGAGGACGGTGAAGACGGTTACTGGTTAGCTAAGAGCTACTGAGCCAGTGTTTTCAATTACAGTGCCGTCACCAGCATCATCAAAGAAAACAGTTAATTGTTCAGCCGGAGCATTCAAAGTGGCAACATTATTTGTGCCGTTAAATGTGCCAGATGTTAATGTCACTGTATGCGCTGCTGTACCAGATGCACTTGTGTCTTTAATGATAAATAAACCAGCGTGAGCAATAGAATCGGCCACTGTTGTAACAACCGCTACTGTTGCATGATTTAATTCAAGAATACCTACGCCCGGTGTTACTGCGCCGCTTGCGGTTAATTCTTGTGTTTGATTAATGGATACTGATGCCGCGCCATCTGTTGTAACAGTTGTTGCTAAACAGATTTTAGACATAGTGTTTGTGCTATCAATTACGATAACAGTATCACCGACTTTCATTCCAAGGTCGTAACCATCAGAAAAATAATCAGCAACAAGCACTAACGCCAGAGAATCAGCTGATTTGTAAACCCAGATTGCACCGCCATCAGCGCCTAAACGCTGTGAAACCAATGCTGCTGGAGCAGATGTTGAATAAGGCATGATTAATCTCCTTAGATTAAGTTAATTCCAGATCAGTGTCATCGTGAGTAATCTTCACAATACCGCTGTTCTGTAACAGTTTAGAACCCATGTATGCAGATGCTCTTGCCCATGACTTGTCGTTCTTCTCGTCATAACCAACATGAGTCTTGATAGACTCAGTATCACATGCATGGCCGATTGATGCCTTGTTATACATATAGCAGGTAGATGTTGCTGTACCCACGCCAGTTAAACCAGAATCAACGATCCAGTTACAGCCCATCCAGTTGAATGCTTTAGACTTGCTAACATTCTCAAAAGGCTTTAGGTTGATGAAATCAGCAGATGTGAATTGATCAATTTGCAGCATGTTGCCGTAGAATGCAGGCGTAACCAGAGCAAAAGGCTCGTCATCAGTTGCGTTAGCATTCGCTAATGTAACAATCAGGCCAATTAAATCAGACAAGAAAGCTACTTTAGTAGTCTGTGTCATTGATTTGGTTACTGTTGCTGCATCAAGAGCCGAATGAATATCTTTATCAATCTTACGATTAATAACGGCCATTGAAGTTTCTTGCATAATACGACGACCATCACCTTGAGAGGCGAATAAGTTGAAGTTAGAACGCTCAGGAACATCATGCCACTCTTTCAAAGTAGCTGAATATTGGTTTAAGTTATCAGGGCGTGTAGGAATATCGCCATTTACACCACGAGTAACAGCAGTTGCGCCACCTGAATCGGCAACAAGGAAAGTAGCGGTATTACCGTTTACTTCAGTTTCGGTTGTAACAGTGCGTCGGGCTAGAGATTGTTTTTTCTCGAAGCCTGAAATGAATTCCTTTCGGAACATTTCTTGATATGCAGTATTGCTCATCAGAGTATCCTCAAATTAGGTTAAGTATAAATTCTTACTTTCACCGTCGTTCGAGTTAGCCTACTGATGGTTTAATGCGGGTTAGCCGTGAGGGGCCGCTACGCCTTCATACAGGGGTCTAGCTTCGGTAGTAGATTTCATTATATAACATTCTTGCAATAAATCAAAATGCCTTCCGTGGCCGGTTAATGTCCTCGTCGGGTGTAACTGAATTAATATCGTCCTTGCTTAAAATCCGAAGATAATTCCACTGATCACCTCCTAGTACTACTCTAAAGATTCGAAATGCTCTTTATAGCGCTTCTTTTCGCTTTCTGCTTCATGCTCATCTTCATATAGGCAATCAATAACCGCTGTGCCAGCTAACGCGAATCTGAGCGCATATTCAGGTGCATATTCACGCCCAGTCTGTTCAACCGTACAAGCAGACACAAGCAATGGATTAATTAATTGACCGTCAGTAGTCTCAAACAACCTCACTACTGCATACCATCACGAGCATTAAGTAAATCCATGTAGCGTTTTTGTGAATCTGTGTCTTTATGCCAACCTGGTTCACCCATCATACCTTCAAGCTTCTTAATTTCATCATTCATTGTCTGCATAGGATTAGCTGAATTAGGTACGACAGTAGCAGAAGGGTTGATCTTTCTAGCCCATTCAGCCATTGCAACCATTACTTCAGGACTGTTAAACATTGCTTTGCCGTCAGGAAGTCGTGCGTTTTCGAATGATTCTTTAATTGATTCAGGTAGCTGAGATACAAGACCCTTAACCATATTGACGTTAGTGGTCATATCGCCACCCCATGCTTCTTTTAGCTGTGAGTTCGTCATTTGTTGGTCAACACCATCTTGGCTAACTCTTGCATCTGCTGCTGCCTGCTGGCCTGAAAGCATAGCGTTGGTCATAGCGCTCATTGTTTCTGATGACACGTTACTAGCGTGAGCGATTTCATAGATTCCACCCATGATAGCTTCATCATCCTCACCAAGCACCAAACCGTCATCAAGCGTTAACTGATAATCTTCTGCTGTAGCCGGTACTCCATGAGCCTCACGATATGCTGCCATTTGTTCATCGCTTGTATCGTCAGGTAAGCCATTGCTAATCTCACCCTTACGGATTTTATCCTG